CCGCGACCACGATTCGAGCGGCATCTTATCGAGCTCCTCGATCGTGTGCCAACGCCACTCCGGTATCTCGTCCGATGGTTTGAGTTCGCCTGCCCACTTCGTGCAAAACGACGCCACGCCAAGATGAACGCGATCAACAGCGGTTTCGTGCAGCATAATACTGATTCGGTATTGGAGATGTACCGGTGTTACGCCAATCTCTTCGAACATCTCGCGCCGTCTCGCGTTGTCTACCGCAGGCCAGCCGTATCCGTCGTTCTCTTCTACGTGCCCGCCGATCCCGATGGTGAGTTGATCGTGCAACCGGCTTTCACTGCTCGTCTTCTTCCGTTTGTAAGCAAGTATCTTGCCGTTGTCGCCTCTCGTGCGGTCGAACAGCACCGTATATGGTATCAGTTGCCGGTACGCGTAGTTCGTCTCGACAATGCTCCGTTCGAGGTATACCCCGCGGGCGTTTACGTATCCCACCACGTCATCGATGTCGCTGATTGCCGGAACGCATAGTATCTTCGCCATCTCACACCTCCGTGGATCGGATCGGCATTATGTAATGCGAGGCGTTGCCATCTTCCAATCGCATAATATCCGCGGGCGTGCCAAGCTGTATCGTCAGGTCGCCACCTTTAACGTGTTGCGCGGATTCCAGGAAGTAGTCTGGGTTATATGCGATTTTCAACGCCGGCCCTTCAAACGCGCACGGGACGGATACGTTCATTGCGCCTTTGCCGGTAGAACGCGCGGTGAACACGAGTTCTTTGTTTGCTACACTCATCAATACGCTTTCTTTCGCCTCCGCGGTAACCACACGGGCAAACTTGATCGTCTTGATCAGCGCATCACGGTCTACGGTTACAGTTGTTTTGTGCGTTGCGCCAATCGCACGCCGATAGTCGGGATATTGAAGATCGAGCTTGCGAATGATAACTTTGTTTTCCGGTGATTCGATTCCGAGTGTAGTAATGTGATTGTATAGCTTTACTCGCGCCGGATAGCGCTTCAGGAATGAGAGGAATATTTTCGCCCCGCCGAGTGGTATCGTGAACGCATCGATGTCCGGGATTGGTTGCGCGGTGTCGATTGTCGCAAGCCTGAACCCGTCCGCCGTGACGAACCGGAGATGGCCATCAACGCTTTCGAAGTGTAGCCCGTTCAACGCGCGCATCATTGGATCGGCGGCTATCGCATAGATAACGCGGTCAATCTCGCTTGAGAGTGTCGGGATGAGTTCGATCGGTTCAGCCGTTGAATCGAATATCAGCGCTGGGAAGTCTTCTGGGTCGAGCATTGGGATGTTTGCGACTCCGCCGTTGCTGTACACGTCAAGCGTCGCTTCGTTTTCTTGCTTGATGTTCAGCTGAGCGCTCGGCGCGTTTTTGGCGATCTCAAAGAGCGTCTTGGCGTCCACGGCGGTCTTGCCCGGCGATTGCGCGCTCGCCCCTTCGAGTTTGATCCGTATCGATGTTTCCATATCCGTTGCGTACAGGTATACGGCATCACTGCATTCGATCAGCACGCTTGATAGGATTGGCTTAATCGCCTTTGCCGGCGCAACGGATACAATGTTCGTCATCGCATTTTCGAGAGTTTTCTTGTCAACTGTAAATTCCATAGTCCCCTCCAATGTAGTTTTCGATTTTAAGGCTGTTTTTAGCCCCTACGGGCGACGTTCGGGTTGAGTTGCGAGTGTTTTGTCACGGCGGATTTTATCGCGCGTTTTGGGGCCGTTTAACGCGTTTTGCTCTTCGTCGTCCCCAGATGCCCGGAGCAACGCTGCGATGATCATCCCAATCGGCGCGCCGATGAATATGCCGATGAGTATGCCGGCGAGCATTAGAACGGGACCTCGTCTTCGTTGGATAGTATTGGCGGGACAAGCGGCTCTTCGTCGAACGTCTCGGTCTTGGTTTGCTCACGGTCTCGCGTGGATCGGGGCAAGAACTCGAACCGATCCATGATCACGTCGGTCGAGTTGCGTTTTGTCCCGTCTTGCGCCTCGTAGGTGTTGGTGCGGATGTGACCTTCGACGATTAGCCCGGTTCCTTTGGCGAAGTAGTTGCTGATCGTGTCGCATACCTTCCCGAACGCGACCACACGGAGCCAATCGGTTCCGGGGTTATCATTGTTCTTGGTTTTTGGTCGGCTTACACCGAGCGAGAAGTTCGCGACGGGATCCCCACTCGGTAGATATTTAATTTCCGGATCGCGGCCGATGTAGCCGCTGACGATTAGCTTGTTCATTTGATCTCCCTCCCGTACGCAAGTACGTTCACGGTTGTGTGCTTTCTGCCGGTGATCTCAGCTTTCGCGACCATCGGAAGCGCCCATTTGTCGTTTTCAAACAGGATCCCTTGCAGCGCGTCTATCAGTATCTTGAGCATATTGTTTGGATCCGCGAATCGGCGATTGGCGAACTCAAATCCGATCACGAGATAGAAGAACTTCCCGGCCGGAATTATCTTGTATCGCGCTTTCTTCGCGGCTTGTTTGGCGATTAGTTGCGCCATTTCAACGAACGCCCGCGCTTCCGCGTCAAGGTATAGCCGCCCGTTGCGGGAGCGCTTGAAGTAGTGGTTCACGGAGGGCGGGAGAGCGGGGATTTCAATGATCATGGTTGCCCTCCAACTCTTTTAGCGCTTTCTTGCCGGTGAGTTGTGTCACGAGGTTATTCACGAACGCCTTAGCCATTGGATTGTCGGACGCGGCCGCGATCTTCTCTCGTTGCGTAAAGCTGCCGTATATCCTCAAAAAATGAGCGCGCGTTGCCATCAGCGTGTTCTCCTTGAGATCACATAATGTTTCCCAACCTATGGAGTTCTTAGCCGCTTCGAGCTTCCAGTCGTCGTACTCGGGTTCGGCATAATATCCGAGGCGAAAGATATCGCGATACACGATAGTCCACGCCTCCTCGGCGGTGAGTTGCGGATTTTGGGCCTCGCGCATTGCTCTCGCCCGATCCCAAAGGTCAGCAGGCATTGGCGCGAACTTCCCGGTCTTGACGTAATCATTCACGGCCGCTCTGAGCTCGGCGTCCTCCATATCTTGAAGCGCCGAATACCACGCTTTGGTTTTAATTGTATCTCCGAGCGTTGCATCGATTTTGTCGTAATACGTGCCGAGTATCGCCATCGCTTCGCCGAATGCCTTCTTACTTAGCGGCATCTTTCATCGCCTCCTCCGCCTGCGCTTCCTCCCAGAATGCCTTTAGCCCCGCAAACTTCTGTGCGCTGTTATCTCGGTTGTCATAGTTCCCTTCGAGTATCTTTTGGAGGTTCGCAGGCTTGAATATCCAATCGAACCCGGCCTTGAACGATTTTGCGCGACCAGATAAAAAATCAGAATTATTCACGCGTTGGAATAGATCGTAAAAAAAACCGATATCCGGATGTTCACGCCATCGGGCGCTAACGCAATCACGCCGCGATTTGGCCCATTTGGTAGGCTCTTGGATTTGAGGAAGGGTTGAGCAGATAGAGATGAACATCTCGTAGATGTCTTGATAGGGAGTAGGCGGGCGATTCGGTTTTGCCGGAAAAGATTCTTTTTCGGGTTCGGCGCTCATGTGTGCTTCTCCTCTTTTAGAATCTTTCTCATCTAAAAGAGGAGAAGCTAAAGTCTTCTCTTCTCTAATCTCCTCTGGTCTTGTCTTATATATGTTTACCTGATTACTTACCTGATTACTTACCTGATTACTTACCTGATTACTTACCTGATTACTTACCTCAGTGTACGTTTTAGGTAAGGAATCGATTTTATCAGCTTCTTTATTACTTACCTTTTTATCCGTATTTGGTAAGGAATCGGCCTTGAAATTATCCGGATCAACAATATACTTGCAAGCGGTCCGCGTGTTGCCTTTTATACATACGATCAATTTAACATCGTGAAGGCGTTGCCGAATTGATATGAGGTGTTTCTCGGATATCCCGACATCTGAAGCCAACCGAATATTAGGCACGGACACCGACACTTTCCACCCTACTCTATTCGCTATTTCCATCAGTTTGAAATATAGCCTTGTTTCGGAAGCGGTAAAATGATATTCTATGTCCATATTCCAGAAACGATTGATCATATCGATGTAAGTCATCCGGATCACCTCCTCTTGATTCCGCGAACGCCGTCGCTCATTCTCATATAACCATCTCCGTATAATAGATAGCGCCCCTCAAAGGCGAGAGGCGCCTTATTGATTATTATTCCGTTGCCTGTTCGTGCTTCGCGAGTTCCGGCTGCGGCTGGCTGATATCAACCCAGTCGGTCTCGTCGGCCGCTTCGAACACGTCTTCGTATTCCTTCTTGGTAACCTCATCCTGCACGATCTGCGTCTGAATCTCGGTCGATAACGGGAGATATTTTGCGAGTTGCTTGATAACGGTCTTCTTGGCCATCGCGTCGTAGTCGGTAACCCAAGGACCATAATCGGGTGACTTGGACCGTTTGCGGAACTTCTCGACATCCTGAATGCTCATCACGAGATACGAGAACCCGCCGTCCTTGAGCTTTGCGATCGCGTAATAACAGTAAGGGTCGCCGCGGTTCTCGAGTGCCGGGCGGTGCATCAGCTTTGGTGTAAGACCGTATTCGTA